GGTCGGTAATTGTGAACTCCGCGCCGAGCAGAGCCGCCGTAATCTGCCGCTTCCGTTGCAGGTAATTGCCCTTGGTGAAGAGTGAAATCCGCACTTCGGACACGTCAAACAGCGGCCTGTTGTCGCCGAACAGGGCGAATTCATCCGTCATCGGAGTGAGAACAAGGTACTCGTCGGGAGGGATGCCCGAAAAAACGCCCGTCTCAACCGGGAGGATGGGCGTTAAGAGCGTATTCAGTTCCGAAAGTATGCTCATATGCCGTCAACCTCCGTTTCAAACTTCGCCTTCATCGCCTCAATACAGGCGCTTCTGCTTTGCGACCTTGCGGGCTTCAAGAACGGCTTGGGCGGCTGGCCGGACCTGCCGTACTCGAGGATGTTGGCGATTTTTGCATTGGAATCGCCGTTACTCCTCGGCTCGGCGAACCCAACCTTCACATCCCAATTCGCGTCGCGGTTTTGCTTGGCGGGGGAAAGACCGAGGGAGCGCTCCAGTTCCCCGGTGGATCGGCTTTTTTCCTTGGTGCCGCGTCCGACCACGGAGGATAGGTTGCTTTTTACTTTGTCCAGCACGACCTTGCCGCCGGCTTCCAGCACTCTGGGGATAATCTCGTCGGTCTTGTCGGCAAGGCGGGAGATACGGAGCAGGAAGTCCTCCGGCATTTTGATCTCAATTTTAGCCACTTGGCTTCACCTCCTGCGCCAGAACCTCGACATACATTCCGCGTCCGCGGACGTCCTCGCAGCTAACGATGTTGTAGCGTTGGCCGTCACAGATGATGCATAGTGTGGTGTCCGCATTCAAATTGGGAATCTTGCGAAACCGGAACATCGCGGTCGCTTCGGAGAACGCCGCCATATTCGCCCAACGTTCGCTCCCGTGCCGATCCTCTTTGTATGCCCTCACCGAAGCGAGAACGGTATCGCCGCGAGTCACGAAGCCGTCCGCATCCTTGACCGGGGCGGTGGAGATGATGTCGATGAGAGCGTTCATTTTCCCGTAAGCCATGACGCTATACCTCCCATAGCCGGTCGAGCCTTAGCAGCGTGTTGACCGTATTCCAGACCTGCTGGCTTGCCTGAACGCTGTCTGCGAAGAAGCCCGCTGTCGAGCCGTCGCGGGACTCGTACCAGTTGGACACCAGCATAATTACCGCCTGTTCCGTAGCCGCGGGGGCGGGGTGGCCCTCATACCACCCCGCCTCGACATGCTGGTAGCTTTCGGCGTAGTTGATGGCGGCGGCGATGAGCCGCAGGAGCAGTTCATCGTCCTGGCCGTGGCTCAGAATCAGGTTATCCTTGACTTTAGGCAGTAGTTCCGTCGGCGTCATCACTTTCGCCTCCTTTTTTACGAGCCCATCTGCAAAAGCTGGATGCCTTCCGCAAGGATGACCTTGCCGTCCACGCGCTCGGCGGCGATAAAGCCCACCTGTCCGTTTCCGGCGTAAAGTTCGTTCAGTCTCTGCACCGTGCGCCCCATGCGGTCGGCGATCCAGTAGTTGGAGAAATCGCCGAAGGCGATGGGGAGGGCACCGGCCGCCACGGCGGGCACATAGGGGCTGGTGTAAATCGGATAGCCCAGCAGTCTGTCCGGCTGTCCTGCCTGAACGGAAGGCTGCCAGATGTACTGCCCGTTGGTGTCCTTCAGCTTGCGCAGGGCGGAAACCGTCACATCCCGCATCAGGAACACCGCATTCCTGCGGTAGGGGCTTTTCAGCGCGTAAATCAGGTCGATGATGTTGTCCACCGTGATGGAGGCGCCGCTGGTCGTCACGCCCACCGTGCCGCCGTTTTCGGTGAAGATGCCCGTAGGCTGGCCAGTGCCGGTTCCGACGCAGAAGGCTTCCTCCTCGGCCACGCCAAAAGCCCGGGCAAATTCCTGCGCGATATAGCTTTCCAGATCGAACATGCTGTCCTGAAGCAGTTCGACGCTGACTTTGACAAGGTCAGTCAGTTTGAAGGCGTCTATGGTTTTCTGGGCAAAGGTCGGGTTGCTTTCGGTATACGAAGCGTTCTCCGCCGTCCACTGGGCGGTGGAGTGGGTGGCCGCAACCGGGATCTTGCGCTCCGCGGAGGTCGTGATCACCTTGGCGATGGAGCGGACGACGTTGGCCTCCTCCAGCCCCGTGACGATCTGGCGCTCAAATTCCTCGGGAACCAGATACCCGCCGTCCGTGTCGGGGGACGTGCTCAGAACGTTGTTGACGGGAGCCTTGCCGCGCAGAATGTTCAGAAAATCGGCGCGGTATTCGGCGCTTGCTCGGATGCCATTCGGCGCCCCGCCGACTTTTTCCGGGTTGTTGGTAATGGGAGCGCTGGTGGCCTTGGAAAGCTCCGCGTCGATGGCCGCCTGGCGTTCCAGCCGCTCGATTTCCTTGCCCAGTGCCACAACATCGGCTTCCATTTTGTCATAAACCGCCGTGTCCTCGGCGGAGAGCAGGCCGTCGCCGCCCCGCTTGGAATCCAGGAACGCCTTGGCCGCGTCCCACGCTTTGGCGCGCTTTTCGCGCAGTTCGAGAATCTTGTTCATGCTGTTTTCCTCCTTCAAATCAGTGGGTAATCAAAGAAAGGCGCTTTTCCAGCGCTTCTATCGGGGTACCTGTTTTGGGTTTCGGTGCTTTTGGAAGTCTGTTGATCAATTCAGGGGTCCCCGTGGAATCGCAAGATTCCATGGGGAGAGGAGTTGCAACGGAGCGGGCGAGCTTTTGCCGCTTGCGGCAAAACGAGTCGAGCGCAGTTTGCAACGACGATGTCACCGCCATGCGGGAAAAGATCATGGCGTCGGCGGGCGCTGGTTCGCTTTCGACAAAGAGGATTTTGTCCGCGAAGCCCAGCTCTATGGCCTTGTTCGCGTTCATCCAGGTTTCCGCATCCATCAAATGGGAAATTTTTGCCCGGGACAGGCCGGATTTCAGTTCGTAGGCGTTGATGATGCTTTCCTTGACCTCGTCCAGAAGAGCCTTGGCGCGGAGCATTTCCTCGCTGTCGCCGATGGCGACGGTGGAGGGATTGTGGATCATCAGCATGGACACGGGGGACATATACACGTCTCCGCCCGCCATGGCAATGACTGAAGCCGCACTGGCCGCCAGCCCGTCGATCTTAACAGTGATTTTGCCGGTGTAGTCCATGAGCATGTTGTAGATCTGCGCCGCCGCGAACACGTCGCCGCCGGGGGAATTGATCCACACGGTGACGTCGCCGGAACCGGCAAACAGTTCGTCTCGGAACAGCTTCGGCGTGACCTCGTCGCCCCACCAGGTTTCGTCGGAGATGACGCCGTTCAGATAGAGGGTGCGCTCCTTTGTGGTTTCGTCCCTCACCCAGTTCCACCAGCGTGACGCTGGACCCGATTCGCGCTCCAGCTTTTGATGATTTTGTAGGTTATCTGCCCGCGTATTTACTTGCATCGGATTGTTCCTCCTTTATCTTGGATTGGTTTCCGGCAAACGCACCGGCGTCCGCCAGTTTTGTCATGTTTCCGTTGACCAGATACAGATCTCCGCCTTCCTCGGCAGGGATGCGGTTCATGTCCTCCAGCTCGCGGATGTCGTTGGCGGAGAGCCAGCCGTTCTGCCGCCCGACGGCGTAGCCGTTCATGCGGCTCTGGTAGTCGCCGCGCAGAAGGCCGTCCAGGTTGAACTTGATGAACAGGGACGTCTTTTCGGAAGGAAGGAGCAGGGACTGCTGAAGGCTCTGCTCCCAGCGGATCACCCACGGGTCGAGGGTGTATTTCACAAATTCCAGGCTCTGCTGTTCGATATTTGAAAAGCTGGATTTCTCAAGGTCGCCCACCATGTGGGGCGGCACGCGGAAAATCCGGGCGATTTCGTTGACCTGAAACTTGCGCGTTTCCAGAAACTGCGCCTCCTCCGGCGGGATGCCGATGGACTGGAACTTCATGCCCTCTTCCAGAACCGCGATGCGGTGGGCGTTGCCGCTCCCCTGATAGGCGGCGTTCCAGCTGTCCTTGACACGCTGGATGTCCTTGATGACGCCCGGGTGCTCCAGCACGCCGCCGGGGTTCGCGCCGTTGGCGAAGAAGCTGGCGCCGTACTCCTCGGTGGCAAGGGACATGCCGATGGCGTTTTTCGCCATGGCGATGGGGCTGTAGCCGATCAGTCCGTCGAAACCGAGTCCGGGGATGTGCAGGATTTCGTCCCGGCGGAGCGTGACATATCCGCCCTCCGGTTTGACGCCGCTTTCGTCTGCGTCGCGGTAATAGGTGTAGAGCAGGTCGCCCGACCGGCTCCGGCTGACGTCCATTTTGTTCGGCAGGAGCGGATACAGCGCCACCGCCTGCCCGCGCCCGTTGCGGATCACCTGTGCGTAGGCGTTGCCCCAGATCAGAATGTGGCTCATCAGCGTTTCCCGGAACACGAACGAGGTCATTTCCGGGTTCGGCTCATCGTGGAGCAGGCGGTAAAGCGGGTGCATGGGAACGCGTTCCTTTCCGCCGTCCGCCCGGTAGCGGTAGATGTGGACGGGAAGCCCGGCGACGGCCTCAGACAGGATGCGCACGCAGGCATAAACCGCCGTGGTTTGCATGGCCGTCCGCTCGTTGACCGCCTTTCCGCTGGTCGTGCCGCCAAACAGGAAGCTCCACCGGCCGGGGAGGCTGTTCTTGGGCTTGTCGCGGGAGTGGAACAGTCCGCTGAAAAATCCTTTTTTCATAGAATCAGAAGCCCCCTTTCGTCATACAAGCTATCGGCGGCTCCGCCGGCCCCGAGCGTTGCCCGGGCAAAACCCATGATCATCGCCACCACGCCGTCGATTTTTTCGGTGGATTTCTTCTTATTGGGCTTGATGTTGCCCGCCGCGTCCTGGTCGATGACCACGTTCGCCATGTTCCAGTCGAGGACCGGATGCCTGCCGTGGCGGATCCGGCCTTCCATCACAAACTGGTAGAAGTCCTTGGAGGGCGGGGACATGGACACGAAGCCCTGCCCGAACGGAAACACCGTGAAACCGTGCTCCGCGCCCAGTTCCTCTAAATCCCGGCGGATCTTCTCCGCGCCGTAGCGGTCATAAGCGATTTCCCGGATGCGGTAGCGCTCCGACAGCTTGGCGATGAACGCCACGATATAGTCGTAGTCCACCACGTTGC